TTTGAGACTAAATGTTCCTCCAGTTCTGTTTACAGATTCTGGGAACTCTATGACGGTCTTCTGGTCGGCGAAATCGCCCTTGCAACTCAGCTCGAGTTTGTTTCCCTCGCGAATAATGTCCATCTCATTTGATAGATTGTTCATGTCGCGAGCCATTTTTTGAAAGTCAACCGAGGGCAAGGTGGTCACGACATTCATGTCGACATCGGGAAACTCTAGTTGATCCTCGTTGATGTCTAGTAATTTTAATTTAAAATTAGTAGAAGATCTCTTTTCGGTATTCTCAATCTTCATGTCCATGTAGTCACGCCCGGTGATATTTATCTCGAGTGTATCTTGACCTCCTATAGATTTGAGGAGCTTGTGAACATTCGCCATGTTCATTCCGGCAACTATATCAGATGGACACTCATACTCTTCAAAATTTTCCGAACCCATAAACATATGGACCAGTGTCACTCGAGCCGTGTCCAGAGTCAATATTTGAATACCCTTTGGACTGAAATATACATTCACGTCATTGATGATATCCTTGAGAACCTCAAAGACTGATTTAAGGGCCGAGGCCTGTATCGTCTTGAAATGCATCTTAGTATATTAATGCAATCAATCCTTTATCTCGCTTCCTTCATAGCGTCGGCCAGCTTGGCATCTATCCTCTTCTGCATTTCGGGCGTAATTTCGGGTTGCAGAGTCACTCCGTAACGTTCCAAGTCGAACATATCAGAGGTCTCGGACCCGTCCAGATTGCTCGTAGACGGACCAGAGGCTGACCACATCTCTATTTCTTTTGGTAAAATCATCTCGAGCCAAGCCTTGACATCGGCCCCGACGCACATTTTTCCGTCGTTCGTAATCAGAGTAGGGACTCGCGTTATTTTCTTGGACGGAATTCCCTTGCGACCAATCTCATGAAGCCGAACAATTTCAGAAAGAGATGCGTTTCCCTTTATAAAATTCAGAATATCATTCGAAAATTTACACTTCTCAGAATAGACCAATAATGCCATATACTAAAATTTGACTTTTTTCATTTGCCCAGAAGACGCAGGATATTTTCGCCTAGTATAGTATTAATGAAAACATTCATTATTGTCATGTTGGTCTTGCTGGCCCTGTTCTTCCTGTTCAACAAACAGGCCTCGACCTACTCCACTGAAGATGGCGATACCACGGCCCCCATACCACCAGTCGTTAACGAGGCTATTCTCGAAAAATTCCTAAAAGGAAACCCCGATCTGGTCCCCATAGACACCGTCTTCATAAATCCTCAGGCAGATGGCTCGTATGTATCTCGAGTTTTGTTCTTCAACTCGAGTATATTCTCTGGAATTCAGTATGATATTGTGTCTAGAGTAAATGCTGATGGCTCGGTTTCAATCCTGTCCTCGGACCTCACGAGCCAGCCTGACCCTACAGTCGGGTTCAAGCCCGACAAGTATAAGTCCTGGAAAGAAATAGACGACAAGCTTCAAGCCGTCATAGCTATGACCCCTTTGTCTCTAAATACTCGTTCTTAATTTGTATATATTATATCAGATGGCCATATCGGCTAAGCAAATTTCTCTTTCGGAAAAAAAGAGAAATGAAGCAAAAAAAGAATACTACAAGCACCTTCTTGAACAATTCTGTAGAAAAATTAAGAATTCTTCAGAACTGGGACACAAACATTCTATACTGACGGTTCCGACATTTATGGTTGGTTTTCCAAAATATGATTTGACTCAGACGGTTGTTTATATGTGCCGGCAATTACAAAGGCTGGGATACCGCGTGGATATGGTAGGCCCGCTGGATATTAAAGTTCGGTGGTCAAAACAGGTCGAACAAGAAGCGGAAGCGCCGCCCGAACTCCCCAACCTCGTGAATCTTCAAAAACTGGCCCAAAAGGTTCGTTCGTCAAATAATCGTAAATAATTACTATTCTGTATTATAAATGGATATCCTCAACGAGTCCGAAAGACGCTTCACCAAAAAGCTCTGTGATGCGATGATACCAGTAATGATAGAAACTTTTTGGGATATGTGGCTCGAGGCCAAAAAAGAGACGCGAGGTCGCCATGCGGTCCAGAATTTCCAGGAGAGACTTCGGGGCGTAAAAACTTGGAACTCTTCAATTTCAACTAAAAATTCAGACGCGATCATAAAAAACCAGCCACTATTTCCCAGCCTTCTCGCTGCCGTGTTCATTATACACGTCAAGATTCTGAGCGCCATCCGGACCGACAAAAAATCAAAAAAGATTTGCATAAAGCTCCCTGCAACCGACGTCTTTTCTCAGAGGTGCTACGAAGCCTGCGCCAAGGATCTCTACGACTCTCCTAGCATCATAGTCGACAACAAGCCAGAGCATGAACGCATCGAAGACTTGAACAGGCGTTTCAATAAAAATATTATACTCATAATCGAAGACCTCGTTCCGACCGGTGAGATTCTGAGCACTTACCTCCCTTCTATGGGTGACGGCGGTGACCTGAATATGGACGAGGAGCTCGAGGAGGAGCCAGAGGATGATATTCCAGACGTCGTGGACGATGCGCCTCTAGGGAATATGGAGTTTGGACAGACTCCCGGCGGGGAGCACACACAAGTGACGGTGAACAATAGTTTGACGCCGCCGAGCGTTCCGGGAGTTACTCCAGTCGGTCCACAGTCAGCTCCGGAAGAGGGCGAGTCCCTGTTCAAGGATGCTCCATTACGGATTGAAAAAATAACCCCGCCAGTATAAAGGATGGATTATTACTTCCGGGACCCGCTCGGAGCATCTGTCATAGCTGCGGCTATTGTTATCGCTTTCGTATTTGCACGTTCAAAGATTAACAATGAGGGAAATCTCAAAAACTCCCAGTATTTCAAGCCGGCATTTCTCGTTGGCATATTAGTGTTTTTCATAGTTCATCAGGGCCAGGGCGACTCGGGCCCGGTCCTCAAACAACCTTACTAAATTGACTTAAGGATGTGATTTCTTTAATATAAAATGACGACCCTCAAAGCATTCGATGAGATGATGGGCCAATTTCTCACCGAGCTCGCCCGCATCTTTCCAGACGAAGCCGTAAAGACCCCAATGGACTGCAAGTCTTTTATGGGTCACATAGGCCCCTGGTCCGGAAAGATAATGACCAAAGATGATTCGTTCTTTTGTGAAGAGAATGAATTTGTAAAAATTATGAATCTCCAGGTGATATGGAAGCGCGATGATTGTTCCGAGACGACTCGGCAGGCAATTTGGCAGTATATTCAGTCCCTTTATATGATGGGAACAACCTTCAGTATGTTTCCTCCCGAAATGCTCAGCATGATAGAGACCGCGGCTGAATCGTGTGCAAACAAGATGAAGGACGGGGGTCCGATGGATGAGCGGGCCCTGGCTGGTATGCTCGGTCAGATGCTCGGCGGTCTTGGCCCTCCTCCTCAGCGCACAGCAGGTCGAATTCGATCAAAGAAATCTTCTCGATAAATATAAGAATGGAATTGAATGATATTTTCAAAAGTAGCGAACTTCTTCAGTTTTGGCCGAACTCTACACAGGGCCCGAGACAGCGCGTGTCGGCCACGGCCCGTTTTATTATTTACGCGGTCTGTTTATTCTATATAATTTCGAGAGATGTGCGGATATTCGCCCTCGGCGCGGTCGCCCTTTCCGTGTTATACTATACGTGGAAAACACAGTTGTCCGTTCCTGAAACGGGAATATCCTATTATACAGCTCCTACTATAGATAACTCGATGGCCAATCCGGTTCCAGGAGACGCGATGAACCTTCCGGGGGCGGCGTGGTATCCCAATGTCCGCGACAAGGTCCAGGACGCCTGGAGTCAGATTCATCCATTCGAGAGCATTCGCAACGCCGAAAGAAACTTTTACACCGTCCCGGATAACGATCAGGCCGCATTTGCGGACGCGGCGTTCGGAAAGCCATTTGCTCCTAAATGCCACGACCAGGGCGGAGTGTCTTGCAACCCAGACCGCTTTTATTCCGCGTTTCCAGAGAGACCGCAGATGCGGGGCGGGAATTAAAATATGCGTTAACAGCAATGAGGAATCTGGATTATAGCCAGAATGTTCTCGAGTCTGGTGTGTGGCGCGGTCCGGCCCAGATAGTTCTGCAAGACAAAACCGACGTCGAGAGCCTCCTTCGAGAGGAGCCCACGACCGGGTCCAGAAAGACCTGGGCCGAAAAACCCTACGACTTTCCGAACAGTTATATAACAATGCCCGTAAAGGTCCTCGAACGCAATCCAGTCAGCACATATGCCGACGATCAAAATAATCGATTCAAGCAACGGTATCCATTAAAATAATTTTACAGTCATATACTAATGGACCCGGTGGCGTTAGCAGCCATCGTAGGTCTCGTGTTTGTCGGAAAGACTTTGTCGGACGCCAAGTCTTCAGCACCCCCGGCAACCAGGAAACCAATTACTCAGAAGGATCTGGACAGAGCCGCAACAGGCCAAGGTGAGCATCTTGGCGATTTTTTTGATCAGAGACCTGGAAATCCCGACAAGGGTAAGCGTATAGGTGATTGGCGCCTTGCACCAAAACGGACCGTGACGGGATTTCAGGACGTCTCTTCGAACAGTTCAAAGATGCCCTATGGTCAGCCTGTATATGATCTTTATAACCGCCAATTTGTTACCAATATTCAGAATAACCTCGCGCCGACCGGTCAGCCTATGACTGTCGGCCCCGGTCTCGGTCTCGCTCCGGACGTTCCGGCCGGTGGCGGCTTCCAAGACTACTTCCGTGCCCTCCCCGTGAATATGAACGAGGAGCGCCTCACGACTCTTCCGGGCGCGGAGGGCCCTCCGGACGCCTTCGTGAAGAGCGGCGGGCCGGCCTATGTCGGTAATATAACTCACGAGGCCAAGTCTTCCAAGACGGCCTACCGTTCTCCAGCAGCCTACGGAGGTGGCGGCGCTCGGGGAGCGCTGACCGGAGCGGCCGGCCGCCCCAATTACGTCAAGGCCAAGAGAATGACTGTTCGGGCCGAAACGGGCCTTCGGACCGACACGCTTTCCACGGGCGCAGCCCAGTATAAGGTTAATTTACCATATGGAAACGCAACGGACAAGGGTCTGACGAGAGGAACCGGAAACAGATCAAAACCAGAGCGGGCCGGAAATCCTGGAAGAATGAACGTAAGAAACGATCCTGTAAACCAAGTCGGCGTGATAACGGCGACGCGAGCAGAGTCTCGGGCCCTGCAGCTGGGGCCGGTGGGTCCGACCACCAACAGCCCGAGTCAGGCGTATAAAGCTCCTGAATTTGATAAATTAAATGAGTTAAAGGGAAAAAGAAATCCATATTCATCACCATCCAGTCTCGACATAGCAATTCAACAGCTCGAAAAAAATCCATATGCACTTTCGCTAGCGCCAAGCGTTTCTTAAAAAAATATGTCCATTTAGTATAAATGAGCGGTGGCGTTGTTCAGCTCGTGGCTACCGGTCCCCAGGATGAGTGGCTTACTGGAAAACCAGAGGTGTCCTTCTACAGATCCAACTATCGTCGTTCTACCCACTTCGCAAACTCCATCGAGAGACAAATTATCCAGGGCGACCCGTCCCCTGGCAACATTTCCACGGTCCGTTTCGAGAAGAAGGGCGACCTGCTCAGTTATGTATACCTGACCGCTGTAGACGCGAACGGTAACCTCACACACCCGGCATGGA